ACAGTAAGGCATCAGAAGTTATTTGCAATTTTGTATGAGCTTGGAGATAAGAAAGGGGAATACAAAAATGTTAAAGTATATGACAGTAATTTTCTTTACAATTGTTCAGATGGAAAGAATATAATAATCGGAGAGAAGACACCACATTTGTTTGGCAAAGTACCAGTAATTGAGTTTAGAAATAATAGTGAATTGTTAGGAGATTTTGAGCAAGTAATGAGTTTAATTGACGCTTATAATACCTTGCAGTCGGATAGAATAAACGATATTGAGCAGTTGGTTGAAAGTATTTTGGTTGGTTATGGTGTTTTATTAGAGGACAAGCAAATGAAAGAATTGGTAGAACAAAGGACGTTATTTGGTTTACCATTGGATAGTAAGGTTGAATATCTAATGAAGCAACTAGACGAGGGTCAGTTGGATATTTTAAGGAAGACTATTGAGAATGATATTTTCAAAATAGCAAAAGTCCCTAATATGAGTGATGAGAACTTTGCAGGGAATGCTAGTGGAGTTGCTTTAAGTTATAAACTTTTATTATTTGAACAGAGCACAGCCAACAAAGAAAGGAATGTAGAACAAGGACTAAAAGAAAGATTTGAGTTATACAATAACTATTATGTAAATATTGGTAAAATGGAAAAGATACCGTTAACAGAAGTTGATGTGGTGTTTAAGAGAAACTTACCACAGAACCTAGTTGAGTTGAGCCAGATAATAGTTAACTTGCAAGGATTAGTAGATGATGAAACATTAGTAGGACTTCTACCATTTGTAGATAATGCAAAAGCAACAGTAGAGAAGAACAGAGAGGAAGAGGACGAAAAAACCAATAGAATGCTGGGAAACTTTGGAACATCTATACCTAGCGGAGAAGTTGTAGAAGGGGTTGCTAATGAAGATTAAAAATGGAAGCCACTGAACAGACAAATATTGTTTACAATCCTGCCACTGTTGATTACTGGGAAAGCAGGGCAATACAAAGGCAGTTATTTTCAGAGTTAAAAGGGAAGGATTTAATCGCAAGGCTTATGCCGATTTATCAAACCACTTTAGATTATGTGAATAAAGAGGTAGAAAGTTTGTATAAAAATTATGGAAAAGATGGTGCTATTGATGTTGCTAAAATGCGAGAGAAGTTAACAGGAACTGAAAGAAGTGAAGTATTAAGAGAATTGAAAATGAAAATAAGATTAGCGGGAGAAGATCCTAAAAAAATTATTGATAAAAACTTCCTTGTTAAATTGAACAGGTTAGAGGCGATTAAAGAGAGGGTTTACTGGAGCGTTAGAACAATGATACCCCAGATGACGGAGATACAGGCTAGGACATACAGTGAAATTATTCAAAATACCTATTTTTTACAGAAGCAAGAAATTAAACAAAGGAAAGGAAACTTTATTATGACAAGGTTTGATCAGATAAACAAAACTGAAGTTCAAGGGCTTTTAGAAGAAAAATGGTTTGGTGGAACCTATGGAGAAAGGACTAAAAGAAACATGACGGTTTTTGGAGAAGAGTTAAGAGATATTCTCGGAACTAAAATGCTAACGGGGATATCAGTTCAGAAGACCGCTAAATTAGTAGAAGAAAGATTTAATGTTTCTAAATATGAGGCCACAAGATTGGTTAGAACAGAAAGTACCCATTTTGCAAATAAGGCAGAAATGAAAAGTTATGAAGATGAAGGTATTAAGTATTACAAGTTTGTCGCAACATTAGACGGTAGGACTTCTGATATATGTAAAGGATTAAACGGAACTATATGGAGAGTAGAAGATGCTGTTGAGGGGTATAACTATCCACCTTGCCATAGTCAATGCAGGTCGACAACAGTAGCAATGTTTCCGGAAGAAGTAGGGGGAAAAGTTATGGAAAGTAATTATAAAAAGGGAGATGAATATTCATCAGCGGAAGATATCTTGAGCGAAATATATGAAACCAACAAGCAAGGGTATGAGGAAGAAACAGGAATACCTATCAACAGATAATTGACAATCTATTTCACATATGCGATTATTGTATAAATAAAAACCCCAAAATAAAAAATCCCAAAATAAAAACTTCAAATGAAAATACTCGACGGAGGTTAAACGGTTAATTTGTTTTTTTGGCGATTATGTCAGAAGAAGGAAACGCACCAGAAACAATCACACCAATTGTTTCAGAAAATGGGGAAGGTGGCGAGGTTAAACAGGGTGAAGATAAGATGTTAACGCAAGAGCAATTTAATGAGGCTTTAAAAGATAGGCTGGAGCGAGAGCGAAAGAAAATCTTAAAAGAAGCTGAATCAAAAATTAAAGAAGCTCAAGCGGAAGCCGAAAGGTTGGCACAGTTGTCGGCAGAGGAGAAGCAAAAAGAGCTGATTAAAAAAACGGAAGAAGAAATTGGTAGAAGAGAAAAGGAGGTTGCTTTAAGAGAAAATAGAATTGAAGCAACAGAACTATTTCAGAAAGCTAATATACCGATAAGTTTAGTAGACTATGTAGTTTCAGAGGACAAGGAAAAGACTTCTGAGAATGCAGAACTGTTTATTAAAAACTATAAGGAAAGTGTATCTCAAACTATTGCTGAACAACTAAAAGGAGTGCCACCTAAAGACTTAAAGACATCACAATCTGAACCAAAGAAAGTTATAACCTCATTTTAATTGATTTAATTAATTTGAGTTTAGTAAGAAAATGGCAAAAGAAGACGCATTAAGTATTCTACTTGCTAATGGAAAGACTGCTGACAAATTAAAGGAGAGTTATGCCGAATTGGTTGATATGATTCAAAAGAGTGCAATATCTGCACAGATTAAGAATACAAACCTTTCTGGTAATCCTGAAAGTGGTTCTGTTGAAGCAAGGAGATTGATGACTGCTGAGAGTCAGGATTATGGAACAGCTAGAACAGCTGGTGCTGGCGATAAGGTTAAGAACAACGGAGTAACAATTAACCTTGATGTAGATAAAGAAATAGTTGAGGAAGTAGAATGGAAAGATATTCAGTTCTATGGTATTGATGGAATAATTGCAAAAAGACAAGCAAATCATCAAAATGCTATGATAAGAGAACTTGATAGAGCATTTTTCACAGAAGCAGAGAGTGCTGGAACAAAAGTTGCAATAACTGGAACAGAAATTGTTGACAGATTGGAAGAACTTATACAAGCAGTTGAAACTGTTTCTAATCATAATGTAGATGGTGTTGATAGAGAGATGTTAGTATTATCTGTTACACCTAATATATATGGACAAGTTAGAACTTATTTGGACAAGGTAACTAATCTTAATGGTCAGGATTATAATGTATTCCACGGAGTAAGGATATTCTCTAATGTAAGGCAGACGAAAGATGCTATTTGTATGGCAGTTGGTGCAATAGCACAGCCAGTTGTATCACAGCCTTATGTGGTTGAACCCATCCCACTTTCAAATGCGGTTGCAATAGAGCTTTTCTACCACTATGGAACAAAAGCAGTAATGCCTGATTTGATTAAGTATGCAGATATGAGTACATTCTCAGTCTCAGTCTAGTTCTTTAATAGTTAATTTAAGGGGCGAAGAAAATGGACGAAGTCGTTGAAAGAATTAAAGGCTATGCATTAGTTATAGACCCTGGGATGCCCGATAATGAGGTTTTAGACCAAATTGTAATGGAAGTAGTTGATAGAGTTTTGATATACACTAATAGATATCAGCTGGTTTCTGGATATGAGAAGTTCCTGAAAGGGGAATACTATGAAGGAAACTATACTGTTGATGTTGATGGGAATAGGCTACCAATTTTACCAATCCCTATTGAATTAGAGAGATCTATTGCGAAAGTGGTAGTTTCTAGTTACAAGGGGATTGATAAATTGGTTAATTCTGAAAATCCTGAAATTAGAAGTATATCAGATAACGGACAATCAATTGCTTATGGTGAATACGTAGGAAATTATTTTAGTTCTAAAGACGACTCGGACATCTTTGCCTCTACTAAAAATATTCTGGATAATTTCAGGATACCAGTAATAGTTAAAACCGAGTTTTTCTATGAGGATTACAGAGGATTATAAAAAAAGTATTGCAAAGACCTTTTATGACAAAGAAATACAAA